GCTGCAAGTTCGGCTTCAGTCTGTGCGGTTTCCGCGTTTGTCCTAGCGGTTTCCGCGCCTGTCCTAGCGGTTTCCGCCAGAACTTTTTGTGCAGTCGCAAGGGCAACTGCGCCGTCCCCGGCGGTTGTGATTTCATCAACAACCTTTGAAATGCTTTTTATGCTGCGCCCTTCCGGGGTGGTCACGGTAGTTGTTTCGTCACCCTCAACCACTTGGTTCAAGGCAAGTTCATTTTCTAGAAATGAAGCGATTGCGGCGGATATTGCACTCATGGTTTACAGGTATTGCGGGGAATAAAATTCAACAAGTTCGTTCATGTCTAGGGCTTGTTGCTCAAATGTGAATTCCCCTAGTTGAAACAAAATAATGTAATGTTCAACCAAATCATTCAAAGGCCCGACTTGGTCAACAAAGTCGAGGTATTCGACTGACAGGTCCAAAAGGTCATCCAGCAAGCTTTCTGCCATCAACGGCGGGGAATGGCAAACGAGTTGGGCAACAACTGAATGGTTGAACCCGTGGGCAGATGAACCCGAAAACCTGCCACCCATGAAAAAGACTGTGTGGGTTCCTAAACTGTCCCCGCTTGCCAAGCTGATTTCAAAGGGTAAGGCCCCATCAAACAAATCTGTTTGGAAGTATGTTTTGAACGCGGCGAACTCAGTGTCCGTGAATACCCATTCAACATCAAAAGTGAAAACAATTTCACCGTCCCGGGTTCTGGATGTGCTGTGAACCCTTTCACCTGCTCCATAGATCGCACGCCCAGCAATGTCAAAGCCATAAGCCGGGGAAGGGAGCGGGAGGGTTGAGGGCCAAGTTGACACGGTTAAAGGGAAGCAATCTTTGAATTTGTTTCCACCTCAAAAGACACGGACCACAAAAAGGGCAATTGAATCAAACTAACTTTCATCCCGGATTTGCTAAAACGGACGTTGGTTGAAGTGAACCCACTTCCAACCGGTAGTGGCAAAACAAATACATTCTTCCCATGCCCAAGCTTATATTTGAACCATGAAACAAACATCCCCAATTGGAATGTCCGCAAGGTCAGTGAAACTTGGTATGTTACGGACCGCCCAACCCGGTCATGTCGTTGCCGGTATTCCCCGGAATCCATCTTTGTCACAGTCACGGACTCACCAATGGAAGCCGAAACCCCCGTGTCAGGGTTCGGGAAAGATATAGGCCAAGCGATTGCAGGCACTAGAAGCCCCTCCTAGCCAAAGCGGGGGTCAAGGCCCGGTCAACGGGGCCTTCCCCACTTGCAAGGCCACCCGCCACCGCTTGGACAGCTAGTTTGACAATTCGGACTTCAGTTTCGCCCGCGTTGTTGGTTTTGGTTTCCGCCGCTTGTCCGGGCAGATTGTAAATTTTAACAACCGAACCCCCACCGCCGCCAACGCCCCGCCCGTTTGCTTGCTCAAACAATTTCCGTTGTTGGGACATGTTCAAAATCATCTCCCCGGAATTAACGTTCGCGGTCAGGTTGTCACCCGTTGGACTGTTCCCCGGGATGACACCACCTTGCGCGTAGTTTCCGGTCCCCTGTGAACGGATTGCTTGGACGCTGGCCATACCAGCCGCGATTGCCGCCGCCGCCGCCGCTGCACCCAACACCGGGCCAACAAAGGGGATTGACGAAAGTGACGCATATGCGGACGTTGCCCCCTCATAAGTCTTCATTATGGTGTTGGCAATCGCCCCCGCCTTGAAAACTTTGGCAAGGGTTTTGTTTCCTGTCTTAGACAGAATCAACATATTGTCTTGAAAATTATCAAACGCGGTCAGCGAAGATTTCCAACGGGCTGATTGCATTGCCTTTTGCTGTTCTTGCTGCCGGTTCTCCAACCGGGAAAGCAAATCTTGCTTGGCCCCTTCAGTGACAGCGGTTGAGCCAATGATGATCCCTTTGCGTCTCTCGTATGATTCTTGAATTGCTTCCTCTTCTGTCAAAAGCTGAACCCTGATTCTTTCTAAAGCTGTATCTGTTTCGGGAATACCACTAAGCGCACCACCTTTTGGCTTGCCACCCTTGGAAGGTGAGGAACCCCCTTCATCCCCACCGCCCGGACCACTAGCGCGGGCAAGCATGTTTGCCTCATACAAAGCTTTAGCCGCTGTTGCCCGTTCCTTGTAAGCGGCCAACGAAGCATCCCGTTCATTCAGAATGTCAGTGATTACCGCTTCCCGGGCCTCTTTGGCCGCCGTGATTTGTGCGGCGGAAAGGTCAAATGCACTTGCCTGAATGTCCGTGTAATACGCATCAACGGCGGCAAGCGCACCGTCTAAATCATAATTGCCCAAGCTGAATGGGTTGAGTGAGTCACCAATCTTTTTCCCATACACCCCCGCCTTTGCAACGAGCTTCAAAAGTTCGGCTTCAATAACCGTAGCAACTCCGCTTCCCGCTGCCTTGCCATACTCAACAAGGAAGCCAATTTCCGCGCCGGTCAGTTGGACCAAAGCCCGGATATTTTCAGGCATGTCCGTGAAAGCGTCTGTGATACTATCGGCGGATGTTTTGCCGGTCCCGCTGATATAACCCATGGTCAACTCCCAAGAGTAAGCCAAGTTTGCAAACGCATTGTCCGCGCCGGTTGTCAGAGAAGAAAATTTGAAAATGATTGCATCAATCCGGGCTTCAAGAACACCCCCGCCCAAAGATTGGACAAATTCCGTTGCCGCTTGGGTGGACTCACGAAGCGAAGCTGTGACCCCATAACTATCATTGAGGGAAAGGGCAAGTTCTTGTGATACGCTACTAAAAATCTTAGCATCACCAATCAAGGTGTCATTCATCACGTCCGCCATTTCTTTAGCCCGCCCCTTGGCGTTCTTGAAAGCGTCCGCAAGTTTCTTCACCATGTCCGCGTTGCCTGACATGGTGATTCCCGCCGCTGCCCCGCGAACTTGAAAGATTTTGAACATGTCCGAAACGGAAACGCCCTTTTCCGCCATGGTTCCGAGAATATCTGTGAACTTATGGGTTGCCGGGTTCACATCATCAAGTGACAGCCCGTAGCCCCTGATTGTCTTGGCCGCCTGTTGTGATGGGTCAACCAACTTGGCCAACATCAAACGCAAAGCGGTTCCCGCCATGCTCCCTTGAATACCCGCGTTTGACAGGACACCAATTGCCGCCGCCGCGTCTTCAATATCCAACCCCAATGAAGCCGCAACCGGGGCGGCATATTTCATTGCTTCGCCCAACTGTTGAACGCTTGTGTTGGATGACGAAGCCGCCGCCGCCAACACGTCAGCAACCCGCCCGGATTCGATGGCCTTCATGTTGAAGCCGGTCAAAATGTTTGAGGCAATGTCCGCTGTTGTGGCAAGGTCCATTCCTGAAGCCGCCGCAAGGTCCAACATCCCCGGCATTGCCTTGATTATCTGAAGAGTATTGAAACCGGCCATCCCCAAAAACTTCATCCCTTGGGCTGCTTCGCTTGCTGAAAATTTGGTTGTTGCACCAAGTTTCCGGGCCGTGTTTTCGAGGGCTTCCATTTCACTATTGGTTGCCCGGGTCACTGCTTTAACGTCCGCAAGGGACTGTTCAAAGTTGGCGTTGACCTTTATGAAACTAGAAATGGCTTTGAACGCTGCATAAGACGCGGACGCAAAACCAAGCATTGCCGCCCCTGCTTTGACTGCTGACATGGACACCCCGGCAATTGATTTTTGCGCGGCGGTTCCCGTCTTGCTCAAACCGGCTAGGTCCCCCCGGGCTTTCCGAACTTGGCCGGAATCCACTTTCAAAACTAGCCTTGATACATCATCCATTTTGAGAGTTTTGGTTTTTTTCGTCTAAAATTTCAACGGCTAAAAGACGAAGTGTTTTTACTTCATCAGGGTGGAGCGTCTTACCCGAAAGGCTACACCACGCGGCAAGCTCTTGGAAAGTTAATTCCGCGCCGGAATACACCTCCAAGAAATACCCCCAAAGATATTCAATATTTGGGTCAAGTTCCGGGAGTTCTAACAGTGTCCCCGGGGGAAGCTTTTTCGTTTTCTCTACTTGGGCAAGGGACGCCCGGTTTGTGCTTCCTGACCCTTTGACTTTGGTTGAAAGCCAAACTTGCCGCCGCCCGAACTTTACGAGTCCCGCGACGGCTTTTTGAAAAAATTTGTCCTGTCGTTTGCAAAGGTGTCCACCGTGTCAGCCAATTCCGGGGCATTAAGCAGGACCCGGGCTTTATTCTCTTCCGTGCAAGGCTGCTCAAGTGACCATTCAGAAATCAAGAGGGTGAGGAACAAAAGGTCCTTTTGCCGCTTTTCTGTGACCCGTTCTTCAAGTGGCAATTCCTTGCCCGCACTCTTCAGAAAACGTTGGTGGATCCCAACGGACCCCTTGCGGAATGCGTCCGAGTCAACCCCAAGGACCTTGAACCAATGTTCCGTTTTGGTCCCATCAGGGAGAACTAGCGGGACTTTCACCCCGGCTTCACTTTGGGCAAGGGTGAAAAAATCTTCAATCGTGTGTGTCTTGGCTTTTGGTTTGGGCATGGCTAAAAGGGAAACTGTTTTTCATGCACATTGGCAACAAAAAACCCCGTCCAATAAAGGGCGGGGTTTCCCGTGTTAATCAATGCCAGCGAAATTTAAGCGTCCGTGCGTGTGATCTGGAAAGCTGAACCAGTGGACACATCAAACAGGGCTTGGAATGGCAGGGCAACAATCACTGAACCCTCACCGGAAACGTCCGTTGGTGCGTCCGTGTATTTCACCTTTGGAACCAAAAGGGCGTAAGCATTCCCGGCCAAGTCCTGAAGGGTCAATTCAATTGAAGATTCAGTTTCATTCAGGAACTTCTCAAGCATTGTGGCGTTCTCAAAATGAGCCGTCAGTGTGCCGGTCAAATCAGCTTGGCCAACAGTGGGGTTCAAGTCCGCTGTGTCAGAACCGACCACAAACCGGGGGGCTTGGGATTTGGTGAATGCAAGAGAAACTTCTGTTGCCGTAGCAATTGAGCTTCCGCCCTCTTCAATGGTTCCGGTGAACGCATCAAAGGGCTTGGTGGTTGTGGGGTCCCCAATGGTTGGGGTGGTCAAGGCCGACAGGTCCGCAACGGGAACTTGATTCAGTCCAAGAACTGAAAACGAACCCGAAACAATACCTTCCGCCGGGACGGTCAGGCTAAACCCGGTAAACTCGCAACCGGTGAAAAAGTGGTAAGGCTTATCACCTGAAGCCAAGTCCGAAAAGTGGCGAATGATTGAGAAGAATCGGCG